GCGGCTCGCCAGCTTTCGAGAACCAGAGGCGATAGGGGAACTTCGCGCTGTTCGCGTACCACATGCGCCCGAAGGCGATGTGGCCGAAGCGCGTGGCGGGCGGGACGACGTGATCGTAAGCCTGCGGCCCGGTGAAGGTGAGCAGCGTCGTCCGCACGTTCTCCGTGATCGTCGTGAGGCCGTAGGGCGCTTCCCACGCCATGCGGAAGTCGGCGCCGTTCATCGAGACGTAGCCGCGGACGTGCGTCGTGCGGCTCTCGGCTGTCAGGTTGTCGATGTTCGACCAGGCGCGCCCGGCGCCAGCGAGCTCGCCCACATTCACGACGTTGCTGAAGTTCGACTCGGCCAGGACGCGGAGCCCGGCCTTGTGGACGAAGGTCGTCGTCGCGAGGCAGATGCCGCTCGAGCCACCAGCACCGGCGCCGACCGCCACCGCGAGCGCCCGCATCGGTGGCCGGATGCCGGATAGATACCAGCGGCCGGAGGCTCCAGCGTGCCGCACGACCGGGCGCGTGTAGTACCCGACCACGTGGAGGTCGCCGCGGAACCAGACGAAGCACGGCAGGTTGCCGGTGTACTGGACGCCCTCCGCGGCAAACTGCGACGGCTGCACGACGCCGCCACCCGAGCTCCCGAGTCTCCCGCCCTGCGCGTAGATGAGTGCCATCAGCTTGCCTGGAATCCTTCCCCGCCGTCGTCGTCGCTCGGGACGGCCGGCAGTGCCCCGCGGGAGAGTCCGATGAGGCTAGAGTCGTTTCTGTAGACGAGCTGGAAGCTCGCGGGATCGGTCACGTCGTAGACGCGATGGGTGATGATCGGTTCGGAGTCGTTCGGCCCTCCGAGGAACTCCCCGCCGACGTAGGCCCGGCCGCCAATCTCCTGCAGCCAGATGAAATTCAATGGGGAGGTCACCCTGCTCACGTCGAAGGGGCTTCCGGGGACTGGATTCAGCGGATCCCTAAAATCTCCCACGAGGACCTTGAAGCCTCCGGGTCCGCTGATCCTGGCCCCGACCGCATAGCAGTACGGACCCACGACCAGGCAATCCGTAACCGGCAGATATACGTCGGCCCCATCGGAGAGCGTACATGAGCGAAACGAGCGGCGCGCATCGAACTCTGACGCCGCCTGCGGCCAGCAGTGGACGAAGTTCTGGCCGATCGGGTATGTCCCATACGCCAGGAGATGTCCGCGGCCACCCCAGCTCAGGGCCCTGGCAAGAAAGACCGGTGCCGAGTAGTCGTCGGCCCCAAGGCCCACCGTCCAGCCGGCGCCGCCGATGACGGTCCAGGACCCGCCCTCGTTTCGGTAGGCGGCCCAATCCTCCGCAGATCCGGAGGGTCCTGCGCTCGCGAGGTACGGGCCGTAAGCCTGAGACGAGAGGCCCGGGCGAACGTCGTCTGGGATCGTCACCGCTTCGTTCGTCTGCTGCGATCCGTCCCAGCGCACGAGCTTCCGCTTCTCGATCGGGCCCGCCACGGTCTGCCGAGCGACGAAGTACAGGACCTCCCCGACTCCTGACGTTCCGGTGCGGAGGTCGTCGATGCGCTCCCGCATCGTCAGAATCATGTCGATGACTTCGTCCGCGGAAGCGAGGGGGTTCACCGTGTCGGTAGCGTCCGGACGCCAAGACCCGGATGCAAACGGGTTGTCGAAGTAGGCCAAGACCTCAACGGACCCGACCGGATACTGGTAGGGCCACGCACCAGAGGCCAGTCCCGAGGCCCCGGGGCAGGCCGGGAGCGGCGCATTGCCGGTCTGGCACGCCGATGCCTGCAGGAGGGATCTCTGGGGGAGGCTGATGCCGAGCAGGGCCACCGTCGGGGTCCCGCTTCGATCTACCAGTGCGAATTGGACGGCTTGCCCACGGAAGACGAACGGACGGGACATGATGTCGGGGCCGAGGTAGTCGACGGACTCGTCGAATGCGAGCACGGGACTGTTCGTTCCGGGCGTCGTAGACGCTGTCCCGTACAGGGCGAACACGAATTCGTCGTAGGCATCACTCGAGTCGGGGAAGATGGCAGCGAACGTCGCGGCGTTTGCCTGGGGTCCGGCTTGAGCCCCCGGGTAGAGCATCAACGCTGATCCGTGCAGCCCAGCGTCCTCCGTGAGCCCGTCGATACACTCTTGGATCCCGGTGTCGAACTCGAGCGCGAGTCCGGGTCTGGCAATCATTCCCCCGGGCGTGCGCCTCATGTTCACGAGGAGGTGGAACTTGTGGGGAGGGATCATCGCGGGGTCCCCGGAGCGGAACATCCCCCCGAGAGTCGGAAGTCCACCGACCCCCGTTCTGAGCTCGAAGGGCTTGACGCCCTGGTCGCCACTCCTGCGGGGCATCAGCTTGCCTGGAATCCTTCCCCGCCACTATCGTCGCTCGGGACGGCCGGCAGCGCGCCCAGGGAATAGCGCTCGAACTCATGGCCATCTCCGGAGTCCGCCTGCTGGTCGGCGGTGTCCACTCGGTAGACGGCCGTGATGACGCGCGTTGGGTACAGGCTGTCCGTCACGTCGTAGACTCCGTGGTGATCCCCGACGAGTGGGGCATTCGCCTCCGGGTCGAAGTCCTTGAACTGCCCGCCAATGAACACCCTATCTCCTACGGACTGGATCCAAACGTGGAAGGGCGACGCAGCTTCGACGGAGATGAAGAGGCCGCCGTTCACGATCCCTGGCGTCAAGGCTCCGTCCCTGAAGTCTCCCACCCACAAATAAACTCCCGAATACCCAGCGTCGCTACCGACCGCATAGCACTTCGACCCGCAAACGACCGCATCCCACACCGTCGGGCGGTCGTTTAATTCAGAGGAGTAGAGGAGTGTGCAGGACTGCGAGCCGCGCGCATCCAAGAATTCCGTTGCGCCCTGCTGCATGCAGAAGATGAAGCCGCCGTAGTCGTTCACAGCGGCGCCGCGATAGGTGCCGTAGATGATGGCTTGCCCCTTACCGCCCCACGAGAATCCCCTCGGAAAAAAGCCTACGACCTCGTACTCTGTCGCTCCCGTTCCGATCGTCCAACCGACTCCACCGATCACGGACCATGACCCGGATTCCGTCCCCACCGCCGCCCAGTCCCCGGGGCCTCCGGCAACATCGCCGCTGACGAGGAACGGTCCGTAAGCCTGATCTCCAAGCCCTACCCTCAGCCCGTCCGGTATCGCGGCGAACTCCGTCTTCTGCTGCGCCCCATCCCAGCGGACCAGGCGACGAGGCGGCGGCCCGCTGTCGAGGACCGCGACGAAGTACAGGACCTCGTTGACGCCGGCGGCGCCCGTCAGTGGATCGTTGATACGCTCCGCTCGTGTCAGGAAGGCTTCCGGCTCCGCGGTTGATCCGCCGAAGGATATGGCGTTCGGGCGCCAGGCGAGGCCGCCACCAAACGGGTCGTCGAAGTAGGTGAGCAGGCTCGCCTGCCCGAGTGGGTGCTGATACGGCCAGAATGGCGGGTCAGTCAGAACCGCCACTGGCGCAGATCCGGCGAGGCCGGGGCATGGCGTCAAGGGCGTCCCGTCCGGGTTCGTCCCGGGTCCGACCGTATCCCGCCAACAGTCTGACGCCTCGAGGAACGACCGATCCGGGAACTCCATCCCGAGGAGGGCCATGACCGGAGTTCCGCTGCGGTCGACCGGCTGGAATAGGACGGCCTGCCCACGGAACAAGAACGGCGGACCATACGTGTCGATCGTGCCCTCGACTAGCACCGGAGTCGGATTCCCGCGGAATTGCGCGGGTTGACCGTGGAGCAGGAAGATGAACTCCGAGTAGTTGCTGTCGAAGACCGCTCGGAATGACGCGCCGTTGCGCGCCGACGTACCGTTGCCGGGCCGCTTCCGCGCTCCAGGGTAGAGCATGATGGCGGCGCCTTGCGCGCCAGCGTCCTCCGTGAGCCCGTCGATGCACTCCTGGATCCCCGTGTCGAACTCGAGGGCGAGTCCGGGGCGCGTGATGAGGCCCCCCGGGGTCCGGCGCATGTTGACGAGGAGGTGGAACTTGTGCGGCGGGATGGTGGCTGGGTCACCAGACCGATACATCCCCGCGAACGTGGGGAGCCCACTGACGCCGGCTCGGACCTCGAAGGGCTTGGAGCCCTGGTCCGCCGCCCTCTTGGGCATCTACCCTCGATTCCCGAAGAAGCTCGGAAGCTGCCGGATTTCCCCCTGAAACCTTGCGAGCTCCGTCTTCATGTTCTTGACCCCCATCACGTAGTCGGCGTCCATCTTCTGCCAGCGCGCGTCACCCTTCGACTCCCGCAGCTTCGCCTTCACTCCGTTGAGGACGACCTTGACGTGGAAGCGCTGCGGGATCTCGTTGAGGGCGGCATTCGCCGTCGCCACGTCCGGCGTCACCGTGATCGTCCCGGTCGCTGGCGTCGCCGGACTTCCCGCCACCTGGTAGGTGAACGTGAGGGTTCCGGTGACGATGATCTGGAAGGTGCCGTTGTAGTCCGTCTCGACGGCGCCGGCGATGATGACCCTGTCGAACGTCTGGAAGCCGTGAGGCGTGGGCGTGACGACGGTGGCGGTCGTGAGGACGCGCGTCAAGGCCCCAGCCGCGAGGGTGAAGAGCGGCTGCTCTGGATCGCCGGCGTCGAGGAGCTTCGGCGGCGTCTTCTGGAAGAACAGCCGCAGGACAACGTCGGCTGAAGCCCCGGGCACCTGGATCAGGTCGACGAGCGTCGTCGGGTCCTGGCCGAAGAGAGCGAAGATCCGGGGGGACGTCGTCTGGTGGCCCCCGGTCCGGCTCTCCATGACTACGGACTCCGGGACGAGCTCGAGTGGCGGGAACTGCTGCAGGCCGCCCGACAGCCTGGAGACGTTGCCGTAGGTCCCGATCGAGTCGAAGTTGTACGGCACAGCGACGCTGCTGTCGCCGGAGAGCACCGTCACGTCGGCCTGGGTCTTCTTCCAGGGCCAGTCGCGCGACCACCAGATGTCGGCGACCACTTCGCGCAGGAAGTTGAGAGCCCGGCGCCGGCGGTCGATGTAGCCGGCGTCGGACTCGGGCACGTTGTCGCCCTGGGAGAGCGCGATGTCGATGAGCTCCTGTACGGTCACTCAGCCCTCCTCGGGGAAGGCTCAGGCGGTCGCGGCGGCCTCCTGAGCGGTCTTGACTGCCTTCTCGGCCTTGCGGGCCTCGATCTTCACCCGCACCTTCGCGATGGTTTCGGCGTTTCCGGCCAGGAGCGCCTGGAGCTCGAAGTTCCCCAGACTGAGGCCGGCGGCGCGCGCCTCGGCGAATACGCCCGAGGCCTCGACGATCCGGTCGGCCGGAACGTCATGAACCATCTGCTGCGCTGGCTCTGCGGGCTCGTTGAACGGACGCCCCTCGAGCACGGCGGAGAGGTCCTCCATGCGGTGCGCCTGCTTCTGCGGGCCGACGCTCTTGAGGTGCTTCACGGCCCACGAGATCAGATTCTCGCTCGTGGAGGGCGGCGGTGTCTCGCCGCGGTCCTTGTAGCCCTTCTGCCGCTGCATCTCGCGCGACAGCACCTCGCGGGCCCGCTTGATCTGGCTCTCGCCGTAGAGCGGAAGGCCGACCGTGAGCGCCTCGTCGATCATCGCCGGGTCCTCGACGATGTTGAAGCCACGAGCGAACAGGTCGTCCCGGTCCCTGACCAGGTAGCGGCAGAGGTGGTCGATGTTGAGGATGGTCTTGTAGCCACCCTCGGGCGTCAGCACCGTCACGTCTTCGACCACGACGGTCCCGGCGAGCTTTCGGCCCTTGATCTCCGCGGCCTCGTGGGTGTAGATCGAGCCCAGGCCCACTCGAGCGATCACGTCGCGCGGCGGCAGCACGATCTGGATTCCGTCGTACTTCAGCGTCAGCGGCTCTTCTCCCGGCCACACGAACACGATGCTGTTCTTCTTGCTCCAGAACTTCTTGATTTCGGTCATCACACGACTCCCTTGGCGGGGGCGACCCGCAGGTGAGACTCGGGCCGGGGCGACCGGACTCCGAGGTCGACAAACGGCTTTGGGGCACGGCGCAGGTCCGGCGACTTGCCGGGACCGTACATCGCGTTCATGTACTGCTTCCACTCGTAGGGCGTGATCTGCTCGGCCTTCTTCACCAGCCAGGGCTCGATCTGCTTCTTTCGGTACTCGAGCTCGGCTTCGGCCACTTCGCGCTCGTGCTCCAGGCGCGCGGCCTTGCGCTCCGCGCGCTTCAGCCACGACTCGAGGGTCGTCTTGTCGTACTGGAACCGGCACCAGGCGTAGATCGACCAATCCCACGGCTGGTAGTCTCCGGGACCTCCCTGCTTGTACTGGAGCGTCGAGTCGTCCTCGAGGATCTTGTCCAGTGCGTTCGGCGCCGGCCCGCGCGCTCCGAGAGGCATCTCCACGCGGAGAGGCCTCTTGCGGAAGTAGCGCGGAACCGGGAAGTACCGGCCGATGCCGTGGTGGACGACGATCACCTCCGGACCGGTCGGCAGGCGCCAGAGCTGGACGCGCCAGAGCGGGATCGCGCCGGGGTCGAACTCATGGATCGCCTTCGTGACTGCGGGGTCCTTCTCGAAGCCCGGCGGCGCGACGCAGGTGTAGCGGTCGTCTGCGAGACGCTGAAAGGCCGGGCGCTCGTCGCGCTCCGGCCTCACGACCGTCATGGGTCCGAGCAGGCTCACCGTCGCCCGTCGTCCGTGTTCACGATGAAGTAGACGCTCTCGGCCGCGGCGGCGACCACGTAGAGGCGGTCAGTGTCCACGATGAACGGGCGCGCGTCGCTCTGCGGGCCCAGGCTGATGGAGATGCCGGGCTTCACCTTCGTTACGCTGTTCGCGCCGACGGACGTCACGGTCGACGGGCCCAGGTACGCCGCGGCGGCGTTGTCGGGGTCGGCGTAGACCGTGAACTGCCGGAAGTGCTTGAGCGACGTACCGAGCACGGCCGACAGCTTGGCCGGAGTCGTTCCGGTGTGCTTCTTGAGAATTGCGGCCATCAGGGCACCTCCACGACTTGCATGGTCTGACCCTTCATCATGCTTGCGGTGACGGACTGCCGCCACGGCTCCTTCGCTTTGGGGTCACACAGGAATACGACGCGCTCGGTCGGCTGCACCCTCCACGAGGGCTTCCAGCCGGCGAGCTCGATCGCGCGGACGAGATCCTTCTCCACCTCGCGCGACATGACGAAGGCGCCGTAGGCGTCCTTGTTGTCGGGCAGGGAGCGGACTTCCGCCCCCCACCCGAAGGTCAGACTGCCGACCTTGACGATCATCGGACTACCGCCGCCGCGGGTCGAGATCGTTCGCGTACAGCGGGCCGACCTCGAAGTCTACGAGGTTGAGCGCGGAGGCGCCGCCGCCCTGGAGCCAGAACCAGAACGGGACCACCACCTCTCCCACGTCGAAGTTGAACGGGGCTCCGATCACGGCCTCCCGGCCGTTCACGAACATCACGGCCTTCCTGCCGAGCAGCCACACCTCGAGCGTGAAGTCGACCGCGTTGGCGGCGTTCAGGAGCGTGTCGAAGGTCACGGTGGCGGCGCCATTCAGGATCGTCTCGCGCTTGATGTCGCCGGCCTGCATGTTCAGGAAGGCCGCCTCGTCGTAGTCGTCGATGTTGACCTGCATCGCCTCGGCCTTGCGCCAGCCGATCGCGAGCTCGGCGACGTTCGCCACCGTCGCGGCCCGGAGGGTCGCGCGCACGAAAGCGTTCTCCGTCGTCCCGATCGTGACTGCGAAGGGGTTCTTGTTGGTCTGCATCGACCCGAAGACGCCCTGGTGCCCCTCGGCCGCGGCGAGGTCGAGGGCGAAGTTCAGGCCGCCGTTCGTGGAGTCCACGCTCGGGGCCAGAAGCGTCTGGCCTGCACCGAGGATGTGGTAGAGCGCCACCATGCTTCGGAAGTGCAGGAGGTTGAAGTCGCCCGTCGCGCCGGTGGGCGCCGAGTAGCCGTCCACCTTGGTCGCCTGCGGCTGGTAGTTGCAGCCGTCGATCGCGTAGCCGCCAGCAGTGACGAGCCTGGACAGCCTGGACGGCAGGACCGCACCATGCCGAATCGAACGACTGGTGAGTCCACCCTTCTTCGTCTCGAGAGTTCGCAGTGCCATTCTGTCATTCTCCTCTCACGGGCTCAGTCGCCCGAAATCCCGGGGGACGATGGCCGTCCCCCGGGGGCTCATGCGTCAGGCTGCGACTAGTCGCCGCAGATCGGATCGTTCAGGTCTTCGAGCCGCGAGTTTGCCCGCGGCATGGTGTTGATGATGTTCTCGACGCAGCCGACGTAGGCCAGGAACCCGGCCTTGTGTCCGCCGTTGGTCGGGATCAGCTTCAGCAGCGTGTCCTCGTCGATCCAGTCGAGAGCCATGCTCTCGTACCGGCCGAACGTGTCCCACGCCAGGAAGTAGATCCGGCGAGGCTCGCAGTCGACGTCGACCTCGAGCTTGACGTTGACGCCGGGGGCGATGATCTGGAGCGAGTCCTCGTCGTAGCCCACGGTGTAGCGCGGCGCGCTGCCGGACGGCCCGGCGTAGCGCCTCTCGGCCTGGATGAACTCCACGTACTTCCGCGCCTGGCCGGTGTTGGTGAGCGCCTTGTTGATGTTCTTGCCCGTCTCCCGGTACGGCGCGTCGATCGCCTCGAGCATGAGCTGCTCGGTGAGATCGCGGAGGCCCGAGGCGCCGCGGAACACGAACGCGGACAGTTCGGGGTTCACGGCGCGGTCGCCGTTGGTGAAGATCACCTGCTTGTCCGTGGCGTCCCCGACGATCTGGGTCAGTGTCCAGATCTCCCGGCCCTGCGTGTTCTCGATGTACACGTAGTCGCCGGGAGCGATGGCTGCGTCGTTCGCGGCGCTGTAGACGATCGTCCGGGTCGACCGGTTGACCGTCGTGAGCTGGCGACCGACCGCGGTGCGCGGGGTGGCCGTGGCGCCGACGTAGAAGTCGACGCGCATGTTCTTGTTCAGCAGCTCGGCGCCGAGCGGCCTCGTCAGGATGATGGTGTTGGCGCCGGAGTTCGACTCCACGAACGCCATCGCGCCGCCGTAGCTGCCCACGTAGACGCGGTTGATGTACTTCCCGAGCTCGGACACGGTGTTCTCGACGCGGTCGGCCATGATGCCACCCGCATTAAATGTGCCCTTGGTGGACCGGGCCGCCACCTTCGTCTTCAGCCCGATCTGGAAGCTGCCGACGAAGAGCTCCGGCGTGACCTTGCCCTGCACGCGGATGGGGTCGAGGGGCACCGGGAAGTTCCCGACGTCCGGGATCAGCCCGATGTTCCACGAGCTCGCGACGCCGAGCGGGAAGAAGCCCAGCCCCTCGTTGAACGAGAGGTCGACCTTCTGCAGATCGCGTCGGAACTTCGCGACCTTGTTGACCGGCTCTTCGAACGTCCCCGTGGGGTAGACGTTCTTGAGCTCGACGGTGATGTCCTGGAATGCGCCTGTCGCCATGTCGGGCCTTCAGCCCGCGAGACTAGCCGCCCATGCGTTCGATCAAAGCCTTGCGGGCCTTTTGCATGAGGGGACTGGAATCGCGGGAGAGAAGAGCGAGGGGAACCGCCGGCCGCATTGATGCGGGGACGGCTGGCTTGCCAGGGGATCCGGGCGCCTTTCTGTCGCCCGGCTTTGCTCCTGGACGAGCCACGGCGAGCTTCTTCTTCGAGTCCTCCGTGAAGGTCTTGCGCTTCGCAAGGTCGCGATCCTCGGCCCACTCTGTGACGTAGGCGAGAACCATGTCGGGGACCGGGATCTCTTCGATCGGCACGTCGAGGTACTGACCTCGGATGTCGGCCTGGAGGGCCCGGTTGACATGACGCCACAGCGAGCCTTGCAGCTTCTCGTCGAGCTTCAGGCCGATGTGGGTGGCCGCGGACTTGGAAAGCCCTTCGACCTGCTGGGGGAACTGCTCGTTGAATTGCTCGTGTCTCTTCGCTTCGGAGGTTTGACGCTGCGTCTGATCCTTGTGGAACCGTTCGATCCAGTCCTTCTCGGCCAGAGCTTGCTCGAGACGCTCCTCGAGCCCTTCCTTGCGTTCCACGTTGCGCGAGTAACGATCCTTGGCCGCATCGAGGGCGAGCGAAGCCTGCCGCACGCGCGCGAGCGCGAGAGGCCGGCGGTCGTCGTCCTCCGACACGTCCTTCAGTCTGTCCTCCGCGATCGCCATCTCGCGGTCGGCGCCGTTGAGCTCCTTGACGATCTCGTCGTGTCGAGTCTGGATCTGCTGGCCCCGCTGGTACAGAGCCTCGATCTTCTGCACGGCCTTCGTCAGGTCGGGGGGCGGAGGGGGCGGAGTCGCTTCCTCTTCGGCCTTTGCGACTTCGAGTCGCGCGAGCCTGAGCTTCAGCTCCTCGTTCTCCTTCAGGACACGGGAGGCGTGGTTGGTCTTATCCCAATACGCCTTCCCGATGGCCGCGTTGCGGTCGCGCGGGTTGAGGATGTGCGCGAACTTCTTGACGAGGTTCTTGTACTCCGGATCTTCCTCGTCGGCCGCTTCGCCTTCGCCTTCCGACTCGCCTTCGGCCTCCGACTCGCCTTCGGCTTCCGCCTCCTGCTCGTCGGATCCGTCGCTCTGGTCCTCGGAGGTCGACTCCGTGGTTTCATCAGCCGCAGCTTCGTCGGAGGTCGACTCCGTCTCCGCTGCCACGTCCGTTACAGGGTCCATCATTCACCTCTGGCCGGGGCGACCGGCCTGTCGCTTCGAAGTGTCCTCGAAAGAGGACATCGCGTCAAGCTCTTTACCTCGTGAGCCAGGCGCCGCATGAGCACTGGCCCTGCCTCCAGCTAGAGGTAACGCCCTCTTGAAAATCATGACCGGAGAACGAGTGCCAGCGCTTCCTTAGCCAGCGCTTCAGCCTACGCACGGTCGTCCGAGGGCTCGACCGTGACGGGCGCCGACCAGGCGAGGATCTCGTCCTCGCGCAGCACGATCAGGTCCGGGTCGCTCGTCGTGAGCTCGGCTCCCGCGAACTTGGAGAACAGCACGCGCATCCCTGGAGCGATCGTCAGGGGCAGCAGGATCCCGTCGACCCAGCGTCCCTGTCCTGTTTTGAGGACACTCCCGATGTGCTGCTGACTCTGGTGTGCGTCGGGGACGGCAAGGCCGCCCTCGGTCACGGACTGCGCCGGATCGCGGCGCACGATGAGCTTGTCGTACAACGGCTGCCAGTCGAGCACGTTCTCTCCTATCCTCTGGGACCTTGCGCGCGCGCCCGGCGCAGCGCCTCGGCCCGTGCCGCTCCACCCAATCCACCCTTCGGCTCCGTCCAGCCGCCGTGGCCGGACGGGCTGAAGCGTGGGACCTCTTGCGTCCTGAGTCCGACCGGGCCCTCGCCCGTCCCCTGCAGGCGCATCGGCACCGCCTGCGTTACGTCAGGGCCAGCCGACGGCCCTCTGGGGATCTCCACGACGCCAGGACGACGCACTGGGCCACCGGGACGGCCAGGAAGCGGTTCGGGGCTGCTCGTGAGCGGTACGCGCTGCCCTGGAGCCGTGGGAGCCCCCGAGAACGCCGGGTCGAGACGCGATACCGGGCGGCGCGGGAACGTGGGCTCCATCGGGGGAGCTGAGGGCGTCAGGCGGCCCGCCAGGGCCCCCACCGCCTCGGCCCCCGACAGCATCGCTGGCGCGGCCGTTGGGTCGGTGAGGGTGTTCCCGGCCAGGCGCAGGACCTTCGACGCGAAACTGCCAGGCTTCAGCTCTCCAGCGTCCTCCATCGTCCCCGCGAGCAGGTCCCCGTACTGGACGCTCGGGCCCCCATGGAGGGCGTACTCGGCCACGTTTGGCACGGCGTTCGTTCCAGCGAGATTCGCGGACGCGCCGGCGAGCGCCCGGGTAGGGATCGTCGCGACGTGCCCGATGTTGCCCAGGCCCTCCATCGCGCCCTCGAATCCGCCCTGGAATACGTCGGCGGCCCGGCTGGCGGTCGGGTTCGCCCGCATCGCCAGGTATAGCGCGCGCGACGGGTCCGGGGACGAGATGATGTCGCGCCAACCCATAGCAGCCCCCTTAGTACTCGTCGTCCTCGGAGCTTTCCTTCGCCCGGGACTCGCCGCGCTCGTGCTTCATGGACTCGCCCTTCTCGGGCTTGAACCGCTTGCGGTTCTTCTTGCTGTACTGGCCCACGAGCGCTGCTCTCGCGTCGGAGCCCGTGAACATCGTGTGGTCGTCCCGCCAGCCCTTCAGGCGATCCTTGGGCATGCCCGTCTCGACTACGACGGTCTTTTTGCCCAGGTCCCTCTTCGGTTCCTGGCGCGCCAGCTTCGCGGTCTTCATCGTCCCCTCCTGTAGCCCTGAAGGGCATCGGCGGCGTTCGAGCCGCGCATCCCCGACTTCTTCTTCTTGCGGATCCCCTCGTGGGCCATCTTCTTGAGCTTGGCGTGCCCGACGTTCTCGAAGGGTTGCTCTCCGGGCGGATCCCAGCCGTGCTCCTTGGCCCGGATCGCCTTCATCTGTGCTCCCGTCCAGGGCATCAGGCTACCTCCCTCGGTCCGCAACATCCGACGAGTGGGCCGCCTGCCGCGAGCTGCTTGACGGCTTCGAGGCCGCGCTCCCACCAGCGTTCCTTGCACTTCTCGCAGAACCAATGACCGCAGAGTGGGCAGTACGTGATCTTCGTGGTCGGCGGGCACGTAGCCCCCGCGCGGGGAACCCCGCGAAGATGACAGCGCCCCCACACATCAGACTCCACCCAGCGCTTCCTCGATGTCACGGCCCGAGAGCCTGTGCTCGCCCGAGCGCTTCTTCACGCGCCTCACGTACTCCCGCGTCTCTGCCGGAAGCGGCTCCCCCGTCTTCCTGCGGTACTTCACGCGAGCGGCTCCGGCGTTGTAGGACGCGACCGCATCCTCCCAGGAGTCGGTCTGACCCCTGAGCTTCTTGAGCTCGCGGGCGCCGGCTTCCGCGCCGTACTCGCGATCGTGCATCTCCTCCGGGGTGTACCCGAGCTCCTCGGCCGTTCGAGGCATCACCTGGAACTCACCTCGAGCGCCCTTCCCGGAGACGGCTTTGGTTCCGCCGCTGCCCTCGCTTTCGGTTCGACCCACGGCGCGCAGAAGGTTCACGGGCACGCCGTGGCGCCGCGCCGCGCGAGATACGTAGTCGCCCTTCAGGGGAGGTGACGTTGCCATGCTATCCCTGCGGGGGCGGGGACGACTGAGCCCCCGGAGTCGGCTGTGGTGGCTGCGGCGGGCCCGGCTGGGCCCCTGGAGTCGGAGGGGGCGCACCGCCCTGGCCGGTCGCCATCAGGCGGAACGCCTCGATGACGGACCGCATCTTCAGCACGTTGTCGAGCTCCTTCGCCTGCATCGCGGCATCCGAAGGCTTGACGATCTCGGAGAGCGAGAGCGCCCTGTCCGACGCGACGAGCGCCTGGTCGAAGTCTGGCGTCATCCTGCGGAAGATCGTGTAAATCTTCGCCTCGAGCGCGTCAGGCAGGAAGCCCTGCGGCGGCGGTTCGGGGAACTGCTGCATCGTCGGCGCCATCGGAGGCTGTGGCGGCTGGGCCCCGGGCGGCACGGCTGCGGAGGTCTGCTGGAAGGACTCCATCGCGGCCTGATACGCCTGGTTGGCCGACATCACGAGCTGCGAGCCCTGCTGGTAGACCTGCTGCCATTGCTCCGGCGGGATCTTCCCGTAGATCGGCTTGGTGATCGCCTCCTGCATGATCGTCTCCTGGAGCTTCTCCGGCCAGGTGACGAGGGTGGGGAGCATGTCGTTCCAGCCGCAGCGGCGCAGCAGCAGGTAGCAGTCGTCCTCGTGCCAGCGCTTCCCGAGCACCGCGTACCAGGTGAGCGGATCGTAGAGCGTCGGGTCGATGCTGGGGACCTCGCGCTCCTTGATGAACTTCGTCCACACCTGCTCGGCACGCTCGATCTGGAGCGTCTGGTTCTCGTTCACGTCCTTCGGCAGCTTCATGAGGTCGAGGCACTTGTCGACCGCGGCTGGATCGGTCAGCTTGTAGAGGCCGAGCGTGAGCGCCTCGGCCGTCGCCTCCTTGTTGTAGAGCGTCTGGTCGTAGCCGACGCGCGCCGCCATTTCGACGCGGATGTTGCTGAGTAGATCCGTTCCCTTGTAGCTCTCCTGCTCGTAGATTTTGCCTTCGCGTTGAACCTCGTAGGTGGCATCCTCCTTCCGGAACGCCCAGGTCATCTGGAGGAAGTGCTCGAAAACGGATTCGTAGAGGGCCAGCATCGAACGCTCGCGCGGCGCGCGCTTGCGGCTCGCCTCCTCCGACAACAGCATCAGGCCCGAGGTGGTCTTGACCGACCCGGGCGACTGGCCCATCTCGATGTCCTGCGGCGCCCCGAGAGCTTGCATGTCGCGGAGGATCTGCTGACGCTCCTCGGAGTAGACCGAACCCGTGAGCGGGATCCCGTTCATTACCGCGTCGCGCGGCGACCACGTCGGGTTCACGCCGTCGTAGCCCACCATCCGCAGCGATCCCGTTTGGTCGTCCTTCGTGTAGACCTCTGCGCCTTCGGGGAGCCACACGGTCGGGATGCCGCGCTCGCGGAGGTCGATCACCTGAGCGTCGAGCTCGTTGAGCCGGCGCTGGAGCGGGATCATGTCGTCCACGAAGGAGCGGCCCCAGAAGTTTCCGGGCATACGCTTGAAGCGCGCGAAGTGGTACTTGACTCGGGGAACGAGCCTGTAGCCATCCTCGCCCTCGACCTCGACGCAGAGATCGCGCTTCAGGACCTTGTCTCCGACCTTGATGAAGTGGGCGCCCTTCTCTAGGCCCTCGACTGGCTGCGGAGGGACTATCGTTTCGAACACGCGGGCGTGGTTGTAGTAAGCCTCGTAGCCAGAGCCTAGGCCATAGCCGCCCCCTCCCCCCTGGAAGATCCTGTCGGCGTAGAGCGGGTTGTAGCGAAGGAGCTGCTGCGGCTCCTCGGGGTCGAGGGTGGATGCAAACTCGGGGAATCGGAGCGCGATCCACTCCAGGGGTTGCACCTTCACCTGCGACATCACCCGCTGCGCGTGCGGCTCGACGCCCAGGCCGCCGTTCTCCGGGTAGAACTCGTGGATCGAGATGACGTCGATCGAGCCCTCACCGCGCGGGACCATGAGGCCCATCGGGCGCCCGAACTGGTCCGGGCCCATCCCCTCCTCTGGCGACATCTCGAATGGCTTCAGCAACGAGAGGTTGTCGCAGTAGGGGCAATGCGCCATCTCCACCTGGTCCATCTCCTCGGACTGGCTCTGCGTCATCTCGCCCTTGAGCTCGACCGGCCGGAGCGTCTGGCCGTTCTTGACCGGGCCCATCTGGCCGTTCTCGTCCGGGATCCCCGTCTCGAGGAACGAGCTCGGAATCCTGGGGGACGCGAAGAAGCGCTTGCACATCGGGCAGTGCACCGCATCCGGAGCGGCCACGAGCGTCTGCTCGACTTCGTTCTCGTCCCACCAGGTACGGCAGATCGCCATCGCGTCGATGCAGAGGTTGAAGCAGAGGTGCTCCCTCTTGTCGTCCCACACCTCCTTGCCCATCTCGTGCATGAGGATCTGCTTGGCGAGGCGCGCGGCGGCGATGTACTCCGGCTTGTTCTTGCCGGCGCTCGTGTCCGGCACGTACTCCTTGCGCGAGAGGCGGGAAATCTCGTTGTCGACCGCCGGCGCGATCATGTTGGTGACGGGCTGGGGGAACGAGGCGTTGGTGTCCCTGTGGATGTCCTCGAAGTGGTAGCCGCCGTTGTGCTCGGCGAGCTGCGCCCGGGCGACGATCCACTGGCGGCCCAGGTAGAACCACAGCTTCAGGGCCGCGCTCTGCGTCTGCCAGCGGCGCCTCGGAGAGGTGTAGTCGAGGTGACGGTCCATCCAGCCGCGGATGACGGCCTCGTCGTCGATGAGCGTCGGCGTCTTGCGCCACGACTCCTTCGCGACGATGGCTCTCACGACTCGTCCCCTTCAGCGATCTCGACGTGAGGCCCATGCTTGCGTTCCGGCGGATACCCGGGGAACGTGGGCACGAGCTGGCGCGGTGCCGGGCGCGTCCGCATGGCGGGCATCGCCTCGGCGCGCGAGGCGCCAGCGAGCCTGAGCGAGATGCCAGGCTCCGCGAGCTCGGCGACGCGCGCCTGAGCCTTCTCGACCATCGCGTTCAACTTGTCGAGCTGCGCGATGAGATGCGCTATCTCGCCGTCCTTTGCCTTGCAGCCACGGCAACTGAAGATGCTCATCGTCGCTCCGCGAAAGTGTCCTCCATAGAGGACAGTACGTCAAGGACGATTCACCAGTAACGAATCTGGGCCGGCTTGTTCCTGGCTTTCTGATTCAGTTCGATCCGCTTCTTGATCGTCGCGTGTAGCTGCTGGGACATCTGCTCGAGGTAGCCGTTCGGGGGCCTGTCCCTGGAGTCACGGACCATGCGGTTCTCGTGGGACCAGGCGCGCGGGAGGACGTGCTCGAGCCCCTGGACGAGCATGTCCAGCAAGTCGTCATGCTTCCCGTGGGGGAAGGCTGCGCCCTCGTCGACGAGCTTCTTCGCCCAGGGGGCTTCCTTCTGGATCCAGACGGCACCGCGCTCGATGAGGGCTGCGGCACCGTTCACCTGCCAGGAGAGGCGCGTCTCCTTCTGACGGCTCTTGTGCTTGCCGCGGATCACCCGGCCGCGGTCCCGCTCGAGGATGTCGCAGATCATGGATCCGGAGGCCGTGTCCTCGATCAGGAGCCACAGGTTCGGCCAGCGCTTGTCGTAGCCGGTGGGCCCGGTGATCGCCTTGATCGTGTCCGGGCCATTCATCTGCTTGTGGACGACGTCCAGAAGGTAGAACTGCGAGCCCAGGCGCCCGAGTACGCCCATTGCGACGTAGTCCGAGTCCGAGTTGCCCTTGAACGTCGGGTCGACGGACAGCACGATCTGGTCGAACTCCTCGACCTTCGGCGGCACGTCGTAGTAGCGCCACCAGGAGCGGTCGATCGAGATCCCTCCCGGCGGCTGGGGGTTGCCCTGGTAGAGGGCCTGGAACGCGCGGGTGCCCATCTCGGCGCGCTTCGACTCCAGGAAGAGCCGGTCGAACCTCTCGGGCCACAGGGCCTCGTCCGGGCGGCGTCCGAGCTGGTCGTCGTTCTCGGCGATCGCCGGAAGATGGACGTGCTCCCACTTCTCCTTGAAGTCCGGAGACTCCATCACGCGTCCGGCCAGGTCGTCCTCGTGCCAGCGCGTGAGGATCAGGATCACGATTGGGTCCTCGCCGTGCCGGTTCGGCTCGAGGCGCGAGAGGAACGTCGTCGTCCACCAGTCCCAGATCGAGTCGCGGATGGTCTGGCTGTTCGCCTCCTCGGCGTTCTTGATCGGGTCGTCGCAGATCGCGATGTGGGCGCCCTTGCCCGTGATCGGGCCGCGCACGCCCGCGGAGATCATGCCGCCGCCGTGGACCGTCTCCCACCGGTGCGCCGCGCGCGAGTCCTCGATCAGCCGCGCGCCGATGAACTGGTAGTTCTCCATGACCGACCGGCGGACGGCGCGCCCGAACCTCGACGCCTGCTCCAGCTCGTAGGACGTGGCGATGATCTTCGTCGTCGGGTCGTGCGCCAGGGCGTAGGTCGGGAACCAGTGCGTCGCGAGCTCGCTCTTGCCGTGCCGCGGCGGCGCCGTGATGAGGAGCCTGAGCTTGCCTCGCCGCTGGTGAAGTCGCACCAGGCGCTCCGAGATGTAGTTGAGGTGGTCGGCGTAGACGTAGGGCTGCGGGAGCTCCTGCGTCGCCGTGACGGCCAGCGTCAGCGGCGACAGCAGGTGGGCGAAGTCGTCTTCAGCTTGCCGCTTCGGGATCAGCATCGGGAACCGGCGCCGGACTCGGCTCGAGCAGGGCCCGCGGCCCGCGGGCAAGCAGGGCAGCCATCACTCGAGCCTCGTCAGGGTTCTCCATCATGAAGGAG